AGTCTATAGACAATTCAAACCATGTGATATATATGAAATAGTGGTAAAGAATGTAAACAATGGGTTTTATGACCCTGAGTTATTACATGAGTACACTGAAGGTGAATGGAACTACATTAATAACTTTATTAAGCATCATCGCGATGAGGATTTTACATATGTTGCTATGGAACAATTCCGTGGCAAGTACCTAGTACAGAATCGTATTACCAAAGAAATCTTCGAAACACCACAGATATGTTATGCATTGATTGCGGCAACATTATTCGCACATTATCCAAAGAAAGGCACTAAAACACGACTGCATTGGGTTAAAGAATACTACGATGCAATTAGTACACACCAAATCAGTTTACCTACTCCTGTAATGGCAGGCGTAAGGACGCCACAACGACAGTTTAGTAGTTGTGTATTGATTGAGACAGACGATAGTTTAGACTCAATCAACGCAACAACAAGCGCCATTGTTAAGTACGTAAGTCAAAAGGCAGGCATTGGTATAGGTGCAGGACGAATAAGAGCATTAAATTCTCCTATTAGAAGTGGCGATGCTTATCATACAGGTGTTATACCATTTTATAAACACTTTGCTACTGCAGTTAAGTCTTGCTCACAAGGTGGCGTTAGAAGTGGGTCGGCGACATTGTATTTTCCAATTTGGCACTTAGAGGTAGAGGACTTATTAGTACTTAAGAATAACAAAGGAACAGAAGAAACACGTATTAGAACACTTGATTATGGCGTACAAATGAACAAGTTAATGTACGAGCGTTTATTAACGGGCGGCGATATTACGTTGTTTAGTCCACATGATGTTCCGGACTTGTACGATGCATTCTATGCAGACCAGGATAAATTCCGCAAGTTGTACGAAATGTACGAGCGCAAAACATCTATACGTAAAGTTAAAGTCAAGGCAATGGATTTGTTTAGTACGTTTATACAAGAGCGCAAGGATACTGGAAGAATGTATTTAATGAATGTAGACCATGCTAATGAACATGGTTCATTTAAGCCTGATTTAGCCCCAATTAAGATGTCAAATCTCTGTTCGGAAATAGACCTTCCTACCAAACCATTAAATGATTTTAATGACGAGGAAGGTGAGATTGCACTGTGTTCATTGTCTGCTATTAATTGGGGGGCATTTAAGAAACCCGAGGATATGGAACGTGCATGTAACTTAGCAGTACGTGGTTTGGATTCGTTATTAAGTTACCAAGATTACCCTGTTAAAGCGGCACAAATTGCTACTGAAAACCGTAGACCACTTGGTGTTGGTATTATTAACTTAGCGTACTTCTTAGCAAAACATGGTGTTGGCTACAATGACAAAGAAGGAGTGGAGTTAGTTGACACTTGGGCACAGCATTGGAGTTACTACTTAATTAAGGCAAGTAATGAATTAGCACAGGAAGAAGGCGCATGTCCGTTGAGTAACGAAACTAAGTACAGTGACGGGATATTACCAATTGACACGTACAAAAAGGAAGTAGACGAAGTAATTAAACACAAGAACAAAATGGATTGGAACGGGTTGCGTAAAAACCTCAAGAAGCACGGTATACGTAACTCCACACTAATGGCTTTAATGCCAAGTGAGACTAGTTCACAAATCAGTAATGCAACAAACGGCATTGAGCCACCAAGAAGTTATGTGTCTATTAAGCAAAGTAAAGATGGTGTAATGGCACAAGTTGTTCCTGAGTTTAGACACTTAAAAAACAAGTACGAATTACTATGGGACCAACCAGGTCCATCAGGATACTTAAAAGTAATGGCAGTCTTGCAGAAGTACATTGACCAAGGAATTAGCGTCAATACAAGTTATAATCCTACGCAGTACGAAGATGAAAAAATTCCAATGAGTAAAATGTTAGAAGACATTATTACATTTTACAAATACGGCGGAAAGCAATTGTACTATTTTCAAACATACGACGGCGCAGGCGAAGTTGAGGTTACAGACGATGCGGACTGCGACAGTTGTACTATATAAGGAAATACAATGAGTAGAAGTGTAATTAATTTTAGTAAAGAAAAAAGTCATATTGATAGTCCAATGTTCTTAGACCCAAACGGGTCAATGGGCACACAGCGTTACGAAACATTAAAGTACGAAAAAATCGATAAGTTGACTGATAAGCAAATGGGTTTCTTTTGGAGACCCGAAGAAGTTGAACTTAACAAAGACATTAAAGACTTCAAAGGGTTAGATGAACATGAGAAGCATATATTCACGTCCAACCTTAAACGTCAAATCTTATTAGATTCAGTACAAGGAAGAAGTCCTAGTTTAGGATTCTTGCCATTGATTAGTATCCCTGAGTTAGAAGCATGGACTACACTGTGGTCATTCAACGAAACAGTGCATAGCAGAAGTTACACACATATCATTCGTAACATTTACGCAAATCCAAGTATTGTATTCGATGAGATGATGGATATTCAAGAGATTATTGACTGTGGTGCTGACGTAAGTAAGTACTACGACAACTTAATTGAGTACAGCAATTACTATCAGTTACTTGGCTACGGCACACACACAGTTAATGGTAAGAAAGTAGAAATCACAGAGTACGAGTTAAAGAAACGTATTTACTTAGCAATGCTGAGTGTAAATGTACTTGAAGGAATTAGATTCTACGTATCGTTTGCTTGTAGTTGGGCATTTGCAGAACTTAAATCAATGGAAGGTAACGCTAAGATTATTAAGTTAATTTGTAGAGATGAGAACTTGCATTTGGGATTTACTCAAACTGTTCTTAAGATGATGCCAAAGGACGACCCAATCTTTGCAAAGATTGCAGAAGATACAAAGGAAGAAGCAACTGCTATGTACTTAGATGCAGTACAGCAGGAAAAGGAATGGGCTAAATACTTGTTCAAAGATGGTTCTATCATTGGATTAAACGAAGAATTACTTTGTCAGTACGTTGAGTTCATTGCTAATAAGCGTATGAAAGCGGTTGGGTTAGTATCTCCATTTAAAGGTGGTTCAGACCCACTACCGTGGACAGGAAAATGGATTTCGGGTTCAGAAGTACAAGTGGCGCCTCAAGAGACGCAAATTACTTCATACGTTATTGGTGGTGTTAAGCAAGATATCACAGAAGATACATTAAAAGGATTTAGTCTGTAGTGAAAATTCTCATAACTGGTGATAGTTGGGCATCTGGGGAATGGGTACAAACTATCTATGGTCCTGATGCTATTCTCCCACGACTTCTTGGACAGGATGGACATGAGGTTGTGCTTATTGCCCATCCTGCTGGAAGTGACGTGGAGTCTTTACGGTCGGCTGTGGATTACAATCATGCAGTAGATGTTATTATTTTTTATAAAACATCAACCCAACGTATTTTAAGAGACCCAAGGTCATCGACGTTAGTGAAGGAATTACTTGAAAAAAATAATTCCAACTTTGATGCTGTTGAGAGAGAGTTGGACAATCACACGTACAGAACATTGGAAGAATTGGACTGTCGTGTATTTTTAATTGGTGGGTTGGATAAGATAAAGCAAAAAGTAGATGTAGAGTACGTATTACCTAGTTTGATAGAAGAACTGACGGATAGTGATGTACTAAATCATTACGATGAAACTGACATAGATAATATACTTAGACAATGTCCTGAATATTTTTATCCAGATGGTAACCACCCAAATCACAAAGGAATAAAACACACATATAATTTAATAAAGGCACAATTGTGAAAATTCTCATAACTGGTGATAGTTGGGCATCTGGGGAATGGAATAGGAATGATAAAGGTGAATACAATTCAGTGCCCGTGATGAATAAATTACTAGAACAAGATGGGCATGAAGTAATAGTAAGTGGAAATCCCGGTGGGAGTGATATAGTATCAATCAACACAGCGACTAAATATAGCAATGAGGTGGATGTTATTATTTTTTATAAAACCCCCGCCCAAAGAAGTATAAGGGATACCTCACATCCTGATGTAGTAAAAATGATAAAACAGTTATTTAAAAACGGTGATTATGATTTTGATATAGCAATTACCAAACTAGATAACGCTACTTACCGTTCATTAGAAGAACTAAATAGTAGAGTATTTTTAATTGGTGGGTTGGATAAGATAAAGCAAAAAGTAGATGTAGAGTACGTATTACCTAGTTTGATAGAAGAACTAATCGGTACAGAAATACCATCTCATTTTAAGGAATGGGATGTGGATAAAGTTCTCAAAGAGTACCCAAATTACTTCTTTCCGGACGGAATGCACCCAAACAGAAAGGCGATTAAACATACATATAATTTAATAAAGGATAAGATATGATTACGATTTATAGTAAAGAAGGATGTCCGTATTGTGTTAAGGCAAAGGACTTATTAGAAGAGTACAACATTGAATGCAATGTTGTTAAGATTGACGAAGACGAAGATGCTAAGACATTTGTTGTTGGTGAAGGACATAGAACAGTCCCTCAATTATATGTTAATAAGACATTACTAGTCGAAGGTGGGTTTGATGGGTTAAATGCACTACCTGCTGAGTTAATTAAGACTCGTGTAACTGAAATTATGGAAAGCAAATGATACAAATATTTAAAGGAACGATTTACAGTTTTAAGTTACTTAGTGGTGAGGAGTTCATTGCTAAAGTGGACGACGTTCATCAATCATGTATTGATATTATGAGTCCACTTAGTATTACATTAACTGCGCAAGGTCCTGATACATTACCTGGAATGATTGCTGGTGATATGGCAAAGCCGATGCAATTAAACAAGTCTGCTATTGCTGTAGTTGCACATGTCGAAGAACATATAAAAGTTTCTTACGTCCAAGCGATTGATGAGATGCAGAATGAGAAAACTAAACAAGTTCTTACTGAATAAATAATAATATGATAGGAATAAGTAGAGTAGGCGACACAGTATCAGTTCACGAATGCGGAGTTGTTCCAACAGCGGCGATTGGTTCTAGTGACGTATTTACAAATAGTATAAGCACACATAGACAAGGAGATGCTAATACTTCGCACCCATATGCACCCCCTATTGTAGGATGTCCAGCACATACTACGGCATTGAGCAGTGGTTCTAGTTCAGTGTACGTTAATGGGAAACAAGTTTCACGCATTGGCGACCCTTATGGTTGCGGAATAACATTAACACAAGGTAGCGGAAACGTATTCGCAGGATAACATATGCCATTTCATTGGATAGACAAACTAAACGAAAGTAATGGTCGTTTACATAAAGAAGAAGTGATAGGCGAAGCATATACTGCGTGTACGTTAGGCAGTAGAGAAGCATGTATCTTCTTGGAAAATGCTCAAGAAGCGTACGACCCGTTCACTAAATTCTATACACAGCAAGTACCTGTAACCGAAGGGTTAACCACCAAGAAGAACAGTTGGCATTTCTTTCAATTCTTATTGAAAGATTTAAGTACACGGCGTATTACAGGTAATACAGCAATACAGCAAGTATATGAATTAAGCAAGGAGTTTGACAGTGATAATTGGAATAAGTTAGCACGCCCTACATTATTAAAGGACTTACGTGTTGGTGCTACTGCAAAAACATTCAATAAGATATTAAAAGGTACCAAGTACGAAATCCCTGCATTTGCGTGTATGTTAGCGACCGATTCTAAGAAGCACAAGAAGAAGTTGGTTGGGCAAAAGTTTATACAGAAGAAACTCGACGGTGTTAGAACATTAGCAATACTGCATCCTAGTCACATTGAATTACGAAGCAGAAACGGTAAGTTATTCGAGAACTTTAAGTCAATTGAACGTAGTTTACGTAAAGTCAGGGATGTATTTTACACAGCATTACCATACATGTACGACCCCATTGTACTTGACGGCGAAATAATGAGCGAGGACTTCCAAAGTTTAATGCGTCAAGCACAACGTAAGCAAAATGTACAAACAGAAGACTGTGTGTACAACGTATTTGATTATATCCCATTTGAACATTTTCAAGCAGGCAAGTGGTCACAAGTACAAGAAGATAGATACGTGTTTCTTGAGGGTGTGAGGGAGAAGGCAAAAGATTTAGATAATATTGACATTCTCGGAACACCTATGTTAGTTGATTTAGATACAGAAGAAGGTCATGATGAGATGACTGATTATGCTAACGAATGTATTGATAGTGGATATGAAGGCATTATGATTAAAGACCGATTTGGTATATACGAATGCAAACGTAGCACTACATGGATGAAGTGGAAGCCTGTTATTACTGTTGATTTAACAATCATTGGTATTGAGGAAGGTACCGGCAAGAATGTTGGTAAATTAGGTGCATTTATATGTGAGGGCACTGACCAAGAAAAACTCATTCATGTTAATGTTGGTTCTGGTCTAACCGATAAAAACAGAGAAGAGTTTTGGGAAGAACGTAGTAACTTAATAGGACAGGTAGTTGAGATAATGGCAGATGCTGTTACTAAAAACCAAAATGTAACTAGTGAGGTTTATAGTTTAAGATTCCCTAGATTTGAACGTTTCAGAGGGTTTGATAAGGGAGAAAAGTTATAATGGAGGCTAATTCAATTAAGT